CGGCACAGGATTCGAACCCGACCAGACTTGGTTTATGCTTCTCAGGGATCGCTCCCATCCGCCTTCACCTATTAAGGAAGTTGGACCTTCCTCGCCCTGCCCATGCAGCGTTCCGCCGATAATATTAAAATCTTATCTGTTATTTATATACTGAGCTATTATCCATTGGTAAACTACTTCTTCTTTTTAGACAACGCCCATTCGCTCATGAGCGCATCGTAATTAATTTCGAACTTTAGATTCTGAGATTTTAATTCCTCAAGAAACTTGATCTTTGCACCCGAGCCTGATAGAGCTTGGAACTCCACGTAAATTTGATTTAGTGTCATAATATAATCCTTAAATAGTGGTGCCCCGTGTCCGACTCGAACGAACCACATCCAGTTTACAAAACTGGCGCTCTACCAGATGAGCTAACGGGGCAAATTATTGAATTGCTGCTGCAATAAAAATGAACATACCTAGCACATATGCGATAGTTGCTGGTACAATGAATTTTAGTAATAGTTCGGTAGTCATTTTATTTTCCTATTCCTGCTGAACGATCGGTTTATTTAGGCGTTTTCTAAAATATATTCTTTATAAAGGACGTGTTCCTTAGCGTAGGCTTCGACTTCCCAGGGCTGGTCCCTATAGCCTTCCCCTACGTTCGTCATTTCCTTACGGACGCCTTTCCAGTTAACCTGACCAGGTAGGCTAATTAATTCCTTTAGCTCGCCCCTAGCGTACTGCTTTACGTGAACCATTTCGTGAGCGATTGAAAGTAAAGCTGGCTCGAAGTGATTTGGGTTGATCGTAATTTCAAATTCCTTGGGGCGAATATAATCGTCTACCCACGTACATAGCCCTGCGAAATTCATCTCGGTGTCGAAAATAATGTTAATCGTAAGTCTATCTGCTAGACGCTTCGTGAATAGCTTCGAGGCGAAAAACCTTACCGCTTTCGTAATTTCACCCTTACGAAAATCCGAAACCTTGATATTCTTGACGTAGATTTTCAAAACTGATTCCCTTCAAAAAACCCTATAAACCATTCTAACCTATAAGGGGAATTAAAGCAAGGACTAAATTGTTTTATCAAGAAGAATTTTATCGACCTCTGTGGCGAATTGCTCCAGAGTAGGGTAGCTATATGGGCTGTGCTCAATGGCATAGCGTTTCTGAGTCGCACAATTGATTGCATAATGCCAGATCTTAGAAACGTCATCATCATGATCAATTTCACAGCGATAAACAAAATTACGGTGCTTCATATTTCCTCACATTGCCGAGGCAAGATAGTGCTTCTTCATATCATCATATAGCATATCGATCACTGTCTCCCAGAAATGGATCAGGGATTCGTCCTCACCGAGTTCGATGCCCTCGATAATCTGGCACTCGAGATCAGCGATATTCTTATTAAGATTAAGAACAGGTTTAGGCAATGGTTCCAATATCATTATACAACTTCCTTTTCTACATTATCCCACACTGCCCAATGGTCTTTACCATTTTTTATAACCATAATTAGCTTAACATCGAGTCCAAGAGGATATCGACCATCAATTATGTCATCAATGTCAATACCACTTGATGCCAAAAGATCATCATTCGTATGAATGTGACCATTATTAGTTACGATTGTATATGTGTTGTTCATTTTACTTCCTCTTCTTCAATCCATGAGGAATTGTTCTTTGGAATAAGCTTTTGTTCACACTCTGCCTTTTCACGGGTAGAATAAATGCCTACAAGGAGCTTCGAAGACTCCCAAGCATAATTAACGTAAAGTAAATATACTTTCATTATTCCACCTCCTCCAGCCACTGCTTGATAGAACCATACTTGAGATTTAAAGTCCACTCAAGACGCTCGTACCCATAGAACTTCATGTTATCGAGTTCATCTTCAGCTTCGGCAATAATCTCAATCGCACGAACTCGATCAATACCAACAACTAGCTCCATTGTGTCTTTAACACGAGCAACAAACTCGGAGAAGTTATGAAGCTCCTGAACACGCGCTTCATCGAGGAGCTTACTCAGCTTCACGGAGAGACGATCAAACTCAGCGTCAAACTCATTGATAGAATTAAACTGGGCAAGACTGCCAGTGGGCCGGTACCCATAGACATCCTTGAACAGATCGGAGAAAACACTGCCGTCGTAGCTTCTGGTAGCAGCATTAATATCGGAGAGAGTCAAGAGGGTCGTCATGATCAATTTCCTTTGTTGTGATCAGTTTATATTATTAATATAAACCGTTCTCAATTAAAGTACACTACTATTTTGCAATTTATACAATATTTTTTGCCAGTAGGCTTGAGCCCATTCAGACTTAGTGGATGCAATAACCTTCTCTACGGAAGTTAACCTATGCCTTAGGATAGGGTCTGTGATTGCAGGTCTCATTTAACTTACCTCAATAATTGAAATAGCAGTTCATGGCTCAAAAAGCCGGCTGCAAAGGCGCTGAGTGCTGCCAACCACGGCCGATCACCCCTTTTGATGTTGTACATCATGGCTGCCAGATTTACAAACAATACGATAAATCCTATTACAAACATAACGATCTCCTAGAGGGTTAAACCGGTTGATTGCTTGATGTACTGACTAGCGACTTGGCTGTCAGTCTTGAACGAGCATATGATGATATGCATGGGGAATACCATGGTAATATCCTCAGGCGCAGAAAAAGCGTATGGCACTAGTCCAAGGCCTTGTGCACCCATCATGAATGTGACTGGCTTACGGACGTGAATTCCATCCTCGGCCTTGGCCACGAACCGTCCGACGACCTCTTCACCAGAGGTTAGTTTTAGAGTTACGGTATCGCCTACCGTCAAGGGAGCTTGAATGAGCATGATATATCCTATTGTGCGCTGATTACGTTGTTAGCCCAGTCCATGAAATCTAATTCAGCTGGATCTAGGGTATTTGGATTACTGCGATACTTATTCATCAACTCGCAGAATTTAAGCTCGACAGTGTGGATACCGTCAGCCGTGGTAGGGAAATCAAAGGTCTTGTATTCCATAATCATCTCTCCATTGCTACTATAGTTCATTATAGCACACGGATGAATTAATGTACACAACTATTTTGCGAGAGAACGAATATGCATCTCTGTTATTTTGCAAGAAACCCATCTGTTGTAACTTTTATCAGAGAGCAGGGCGTCCTCTACAAAGATATATCTTGTTTCATAATACGAGCATTCAGTCCGACTCTTACATAGGCGGAGGATTTCGCGTTTAAATTCATGGGCACCATATAGCTCTATATCGGCCTGTAGATGCTTTGAGGATCCATAGTACGTCTTCCAATCAGATTCCTTACGGTATTTCTTCTTCTTGCCCTTGACCATCTTGGTGGCTGCCAGGTGGAAGTACTTCCTACCGAGATAGTGTTTTCCAGTGGGAATATGGGTTATCCTATAGACGAATCCATACCACTTTTCAGGATCTTCGAATGGCTGACCAAAGTAGGTCCAAGTCACTCTTCGTCGTCGATATATTCAAACTCTAATTCATCTTCGTTCTCATTACCACAAAATGGGCAATACGTGACGGCTAGTTCATTAGAGATAGAGCTTACAACCTTATATTCGGAGCGACAGCTCTCGCAGAATATCCAATCATCGTTTTTCATCAGTGAGTCCCTTCAGTGTTGACAATTCGTTGATTGCACGCTGAAGGGCTTGGATCTCAACTCCCATATCGTGGAGGCCATGAGCATCTAAATTCTCAAGGAATACCTTAGCCATCTTCCAACAGATTTCTTCTCTGTCCCTCAGACTAGTTAAACGGTATTCGATCATAGAGTAAACCCTGCAAACGTGTTTTCATCAACGTCTTTATTTATGCCGCCAATTACGTAGCTGGTAATCTCAGTTTCTTGAGGAGCTACTTGTACGTCTGATCCTGAGATCCACTTTTGTGTCCATGGTAATGGATTAGTACCGACAGACTTACCACCAAGACCGATAGCAGCCATACGCTTATGACCGATCCACTCTACATAGTCACATAGTAGTTGTTCATTGAGCCCGATCATCGAACCATCTTTGAATAGGTACTTCGCCCACTCCTTTTCTTGGTCAATAACTGACTGAAACATCTGGATGCATTCAGCCTTTGTCTCTTCCGCAATCTTTGCAAATTCGGGGTCTTCTTTTGGAAGGATCTTGAGAAGCTGCTGTGTTCCTGCAAGGTGGACATTCTCATCTCGAGCGATGAGTTTGATAATCTTTGCGTTACCCTCCATCTTCTTGACCTCAGCAAACGCCCATGAACATGCGAATGATACATAGAACCTTACTCCTTCTAGAGCATTAACAGCATTGAGACAGAGCCATAAATCTCTTTTATGTTCGTAAGCATGCAGCTTATCATGTTTAAAAAGAGAATACTGATTATTTGTGGTGATTAACTTATCATAGTATTTGCTGATATCGGCGGCGCAATCTCCAATTGCCTCAATATCCAATAGTTGATCAAAGACAATCGACGGATCACTATAGACGTTGCGAATGATGTGAGTGTATGACCGAGAGTGGATTGTTTCAGAAAACGCCCAAGTCTGGATCCAGGTCTCCAATTCAGGTAGCGAACAGATAGGGAGGAAGGCAAGCGAAGGAGCTCTGCCTTGAACAGAATCCAGTAATATTTGCCTTTTGAGGTTACTAGTGAAGATGTGCTTTTCATGGTCAGATAACGCCTTAAAATCTTTTGAGTCACGAGATACATCGATCTCCTCTGGACGCCAGAAGAAACCTAATTGTTGTTGAGTTAGTTTATCGAATGCAGGATATCGTTGTTTGTCGTAACGAGCAATGTTGACCGGCTTCCCAAAGAAGCAGTTCTGCTCAGTAGCATCAAACGTGGTATTTTCGAATACTGACATTAATTCCCTTTCTTGACTATCCATTGATATGGTACAGTGCGTTCAATGATAGTACCCTTAGCCTTTAGTGTTAGATTGATCCCAGTGGTAGAGTACCCCTTCGTGAATGCTACTACCTCGAAGTTAACACCCACATCATCCCAATTATCACTGTTAATACAAATAACATCCCCAACAGTTAACTCCTTTAAATCTTGCATGACTCACAATCTTCCTCATCAATAGCACCTTGAGCCAAAGGCTCTTCGAACTTAAACTCGCCGGCGCCGTCTAGTGTGTTATTATAGTATAGTGTCTTGATGCCATATTTATAACACATCAAGATATGCTTTAGCATCTCTGACATTGGAATCTTCTCATCAGGATAGAACTTAGGATTATAAGAGGTATTTGTAGAGATAGATTGGTCGATCCACTTTTGTAAGACTGCCATGATAGTAATGTATCCTTCAGGACTCTTTTGATCCCATAGCAGTTCATATTTATTCTTTAGCTTCTTTACTTCAGGAACGACCTGCTTAAGAATACCATCCTTTGATGCCTTGATCGATACTAATGCACGAGGAGGTTCGATACCGTTAGTAGAGTTAGAGACTTGAGCAGAAGTCTCAGCAGGCATTAGAGCCATCAATGTAGAGTTACGAATACCGTGCTCTAATGCTTCATTGCGTAGTGTTTCCCAATTTTGAGTCGGTGCACGTGACGTGAGCTCATCAACTTCCTTCTTATATGTATCGATCGGCATTATACCATGCCCGTACTTAGTCTCATTATTCTTAGTGATCTTGCCTTTTTCCTTTGCAA